CTTTAATAAAGATTTCAGGATCACAATCTTTTATTTCTTCTATCGGAACCACATAACGAGTTCTAAACTGTTGTATTGCTGTTAATACTACATACTCAGTCATCTGCTATTTCCTCATCATCATAACGGACAAATAATTTAAGAGTTCTTCCGTCATCTTGGAGTTGTATTTCTACACTATCCACCCAATTTTTAGTATATGATCTACCGTTATTATCAATAACTTCTACTCTTGTTACATTAGAAAAAGAATCAGTCATCTATATCATCCATATGATAACCAACAGTTTCACGCTCAATATCATTATGATTAAATTCTGCCCAGTATAGCTCATATGCTACGCCTTCTTTAAGACACTCAAATTGATGATAAAGACCAGGTTTAACTTTGTGATAATCACCTTCATTAAGAATAGTAATATCAACTAAATCATAATCGCGTTGCCATGTACGAATAAGCATCTTACCAGATTCGACATAAAAACCATTCCATTTATAACGATGTAAGTGTTTAGAACACACGCCGCCTTCTTCCATTTCAATACGATGAAACTCTAAAGCACCATTGGCTTCAATAAGTTCCGTTGTACCCCATACCTTACCTGCTTTCATTTTCATCTCCTTATAGTACTATTATACACTATATTTTACTTATTGTAAACCATTATATGACAAGCTAATCAATATTTTATGAGTATCTTTCCAACTTTTTACTTCATAATTCCAAGAATTTTCTCTGTACTGTATTACTTCAGCTAGTGGATAATCATTACCACCATGAGCCATTTTATCACCAAAGAATATTATCGGTCCTTCAATATCATCAGCAATCTGTCTCTTATCATATCCTATAGGTGTAATATCAATACCGGTTTCACCAGCCACTTGAGCTTTGTAATATGCAAACTGCTGATTAAATGCTCTGGCAATTGTTCTTCTTTCTTCTACTTGTTCATCCCATTGAGTATAGATAAATCTCTCTTCAAAGGAAGCATTTCTACCTATAATGCTAAAATTTACTAAGCCAGGTCTTTGTTCAATATGATTACCAGTTCTGATATCAAATTTACTTTTCTTTAATTCTTTCTTTAACCATTTATTTAATTCGTCGGATAGTGTCCAATCAGATCTGAATATTTCTTCTCCGTTTTGCCAAACACTATTACCACAACAGTTATAACACTTAGTAACACTTTCACAGATTTCTGTTCCAAGTTGTTCTACTGTTTTTATGTAATCAGAACCTGTAGCAAGATAAACATTATTTTTCTTTATAAATTCTAAAAAGAATTCCTTAAACTCTTTATCTATTCGCATACGACTTGGTGTTAAAGTTCCGTCTACGTCAAATACATAATTCATCCAAAAAAGTCCTCCAATGTTTGCACATCCTTGACAGACCAACCAACGGCTTCAAGAATAGGATTAAGTGGTTCAATAAAAGTTTTTTCAAATTGCGTCTCATAGTCTACATATTTATGCAGATTTAATTCTTCAGGTAGATAATCGGGAAAGGAAATTACATTTTCACGAATAGGATTCGGAAGCTTCATATATGTAAATTTAATCTTTTCTCCGTTTTGTATCATAATATATTTTTTATCTAGTGCTTTATCTTTAACGTGATAATTATATAGAAGTGCACCACGAACGTGAATAGGTGTGGTTTTTATTGTTGCTGTTTGATTACCTGATGACCACTGTTTAGAATGATTAGAGTTGCAATAAATATTCTTCTTATGTGAAAACTTACTAATATCAGAAACACCACGTGGAAATGCCACAGCTTCAGGTGGTAGAGATTTAAATTTTGCTTTAAAGTCATTAATATATCTACGAGTTTCTGCCTCAGTACTAGTAATAATAACCTTAAATATTTCTTTAAACTTATCTCGGACTACCTCAGGTGTTGATGATTTGATAGCTTCAATGCCCATCATCTTTAGTTTAGGTTCTGCATATTGAACACCTTCGTTATTATGTACGTTAAGTATATAGCGTTTTTTTGCAGTCCATATACCACGATCAGCAATAACTTCTCTACCCATTTCCATGCGTGGAGTATAACCATTAAGTCTATGATATAAACCATCATATGCTTTGGCAATAATCTTTTCAAAATGATCTTGACATAGTTTATCAATAGCCTTTACGGGATTTTTTGGTTTTAATTTTGTAACAAGGGGTCCAAAATTAATATAAACTGAATCTGTGTCAATAGCAATAACATAATCAAAATCGTCGGTCTTAAGAATTTTATTCATCTCTTGATTAATAGCACGCTCTGCCCATTTAATGGAAAGCTGACCAGTAAGTGTTACACTCTCAGCTAGGGCATTATCAAAGTATTTAAAATGTTTATTAGCAAGAGCACCATAAAGAGAATTGAGTAAAATCTTAATTGACATTTGGTTATTTTCTAGCTGATTGATTTCTGCTTCGAGATATGATGATTTTGTTTTTTCATACTGTGATTTGGCATCCAACATCTTTTTCTTAATTACACTTCTTTCCGAATAGTAATCGACAATAAGTTCTGGAATTACACCTTGCTTTTCTCTTGAAAAAGGAACACCGCTTGCACAAACAGAATATTCGCTATCTACTTGAGTTTCTCCATTTAAATAATAATCAACACCTTGTTGGAATGTTCTCCAAGTTTTATTACGAATAATAGTTTCTGGTGATATATTAGATTGTACAATAATATTTGGATATAGAGAATTTAAATCGAATGATACTACCCAATCATGTGCACCGACTTGAGGATCTTTTACATATCCGCCCTCGATAATGTTAGGATTAGAATTATTTTCATAAGCAACTCTTTGTATTTGCTCTACTGGAGATACAATGTTTTTTGAAAGAAGTCTTCGATAAAGAATTGACTCCCAGATAGATGTGGTACCAAATGTTTCAGAAAGATTAGTACCCGCTCTGTAAGCCATAGTCATTGCTAAATTAATAAGGCCCATTTTGGCATCCATCTTATCAATTAGCTGAACATCTCGGATATTATAGTCGATAAACTTTTGATGATCTTGCTTATATAATGTGTAAAGATTACCATGTTCTTCATAAGAAAGTTTCTTTTCTCCAAGAACGGTATGTGCTACGTGATCTAGTTTATACGATTCTTGAGTTCCATATGAATATCCAAACTTTTTAAATAGTTCAAGATAGTCTGCTTGTTGGATACCAACAATCTCATGGTTAACCTGAGGTCTGCCCATGATTGTGGTATTTCTTTCGTTAACAAGTTTCCACGGGGATAGCTTATTAGCAGCTTCTTCAGTACCAATAATTTTAATACGATTAACAAGATATGGAATATCAAAGAATCTAGTATTCCAACCAGTAATAATATCTGGATAGTTTTTAGTCCAATAAGTTAAAAACGAAGCCATCATTGCCTGTTCTGAATCAAATTGGTGATATTGTATTTGACCACCATCTAAATTAATTTCTGTTTTGGATGGGTCATAGTCATCTAAACCCCATACTTGATATATGGAAGATTTACTAGACTTGAGAGCAATGGATATAATTGGATATGCTGCAGCATCTGGAGTTGGAAACCCATCATCTGATGCAACCTCTATATCAAAGTTTACTACATTTATACTACTCGGATTGAATTTAATATCATCAGGAAACTTATCTGTAATAAACTGATGAATATAATTACGTGTGCCATATATCTTTACACCATCCATTTCTGAATATTGTTCAAGAAATTCTTTGGCTTCACGCATATTCTCAAATTGCACAGGAGATATATTACCTCCGTCAAATGATTTTATTTCTGTAGGATCTTTAGACGCTACCCAGAATTTTGGTTTAAATTTATAGCGTTGATTAATTGGTGTACCGTTAGGGGAATATCCACGATAAAGAATAGAATTGCCATAACGGTTCACAGAAGTGTAGAATGAATTCAAATTAATAACCTCCAGTTGGAATTATTATATCATATTATGAGGTATTTGTAAACTATAAATTTTTACCATCTATAGTGTGTGTGCCAGAATTAGCCCAAGCCCAACATATACAATTAAATTTATTATAACGACTATACCATGGACCTATATTACATACGCCCATGGTATTACCGTTTTTTCTAAGAATGTGATACCATCCTATAAATCGTTTATATCGTTGGATTATATTGCTCACCATTATATCCTGGATATATATCATCTTGTACGCCAGAGTTACAGCCTACTACTACTATAAGTAAAAAAATAATGGACCAAAGTAGTATTCTTTTAGACCACAATATAAATTGTTCAAAAGTTTTTTCTGCCTCTTTTTGAGTTGCCGCTCTTACTTCTTCATCAGTCATTATTTATTTTTCCGTAATAAACTCTGTAAATTTCTCTAAGTTGTATGCCATCTAATATTTCTTCCAAAATATAATCAGCTTTATTCATTTTTTTATCTGCAATATTAATAACATCTTCTTTTTTTGAAGATAGTGCAATAATATCACCTTCTTTATTTCTTATTATATGCATATGAGTTATTATTCGTGCTCACCACCAGGACCTCTACCACTGTAAAAACCGTATGGTTTACGTTTAGCCATTTCAAATGTAGCTACGGTAATAGCAACCGCACCGAGCAATAGTGAATGAGCAATCATACTATAAAGACCTGCCCACATACTACCCACAATGAAACCAAATACAATACACCACATCCAAGCCAGAACTTGCATAATCATATGGCGTGTATTTAAATCTGGAATATTACTTAATGGATTAAGATTATGATCCATCACCACGCTCCAACAGCTAAAAATAAATGCTCTCATTATTTTTTCTCCGACACAAAAGAATACATTTCTTTTGCCTTTTCCATCAAATCTTCGATTGAATATGGCTGGCAAGCTTTTTGAAATTCTTCAGTTGTTGCTTTATTAGCTTCAAACTGTTGACGCCAAAAATCCATGTTGATATGGTACTGCTGATCCATGTAATCTTTTGCTAGTTTAAGCATATCTGCTCTTATTTCAAACGGATTTTTACTACTCATTTCCGAAACCTTTCATATCGCTTGCAAGCTTATCGACGGCTTCGTCCATAGCTTTGAGTTGATCTTTATAGAAATTGAAAGTGTAAGCATTCATTGCTTTGCTAAAAGTATTCCAACCGGTTACTTTTAAGTCGACCATTTCTTCAAAAAAAGTTCTATTATGGTCCGTAAGTTGTTTATATGTAAAAATCATTTACATCTCCTATTTTGTGTGTTGTGTGTGACCAAGAGGGCGATTTCCCGCCCTCTGACTTATTAAAGCCTTCTCATTATAAAGAAGTATTTATAATACATTCATTTGGCTTACTATATGATTCATAGACTGCATAAAATCCAATCATTATACAAACTAAAATCAACATAGTCATAGTTGCAAAAAAGGCTAAACCAAGCCTTTCAACAAGTTCTGATGTTACCATTATATGGCAAACATTAACAATAAAGCAACAAGAAATGCAAAGATTCCTAATGCTTCTGCAAATGCTATACCAACAAACATAGTTGAGTTGTCTGTTTTCTTTGGCATGTATTTTAGTACACTTCCAACAACCATTCCGACACCGATGGCAGCGCCACCCATTCCAAATGTTGCTAGTCCTGCACCAATCAAGGCACCCATTGTTGCGATATCACCGGTCATTTTGCAATCTCCCGATTTCCATCATACAACGTTTCGATTCCTCGATCATACCCATTCTTGCGAGTTCCGCTGCCGCTCGGCTGTAGCCAATCATTTGCGAATAACGATCTAGTGAAGACCACAAACCCGACAAGGGCGAAAAGACATAGTTTGCTACTAAAGCTGTCATTAAACCCACCCTCTTAGATTATCGTTTTGATTATGAGCAATGTACCAAATATCACCTCTACTGAGACCAATATCTGCTAATTCTTTATCAGTTAATTTAGATAATTCTTTGATGGTTTGTTTAGCTAATTTCTTTGCAGCTCTCCCCTGTTTATAAGATTTATATGCTTCTATGAATAGTTCAATTGCCCTCGTTGAGTAATTGTGGGCTGTTAGTATTGCTTGTGTCATTGTTTTCCTCGTTTTTACCAATATTGATTTTACGAGGACGCTGATTTTCTGGGACAACATACTTCAGTTCGATTGCAAGTATGCCGTCTTGAATATCTGCTCCGTGCACTTGTACGTGCTCAGACAGCCGGAATGTGCGTTTAAATTTCTTTGTGGAAATTCCACGGTGAATAAACTCACGACCCCTTGAGACGTGTTCTCCCACTACTGTTAAAGTTCTATCTTTAACCTCAACAGATAGTTCATCTTTAGAAAATCCCGCAACAGCAAGCTCGATAAGATAATCATTCTCATCGGTCTTAATAATATTATGTGGAGGATAATGGTCTTTTGAATGTTTAGCGGTATATTCTAACTCGTTAAACAGATGGTCAAAGCCAACAAAAGATGAACGTGGAAAAAGTGTTTGTATGCCTGTCATTGTTTTCTCCTTTTTGTCAAGCAAGAATTAATAGTGGACCAGTAAAACTGCATCCACTAATATTTATAACAATTAGCTATTACTCTAGTGAATAGCTGCTATTCTATTTACGTCCAATATTATATTTTGGACATAATTCCCATTCCTGTTTATCTTTAAACGGAATGATTTTAATTTGTCTTAGAGGTGATAAAGGCTGCGCTTTATTTTCATCTTGGATTGTAACCAAGCCCCAGTCAGACATAAGAGTGGCAATTGTATTTCTACGAGCAACATCGCCTTCTTCTAAATTAGATTTTTTACCATCTAATAAAAATAGTTCTTTAAAATGAACTATAAAGTATCTGCCTTGCTTATGTAATATATGGCAAGACTGAAATAATTTTTTTTCTTTTCGAGATGCAACGCCGATGCGTGTAAGTGTTTCTCTGACCTTTAGAAAATCATCAGGTTCATTAAGAGAAACTTCTAACATAGTTTCTGGTGTCCATTTCACTAACTCATTATTGACTTCATTCATATCTTCAACTCACGTAAATTTATTATTATAGTTATAATACATGATTCTTTTCATGATAAGACTATTTATAATATACAACTTTTAGGGTTTCCTACCACCCTTACTTAACTTTTTACTAATAAATGCAAGTTGATCTTTAGATAGTAATGGTAATACTTGAAATGCTTTTTCTTTAGAGTATCCATAATATTCTTTTATTAAATCAATATCTGAATTTTTATCTTCTTTTGTCCACTTTGAAAATCTTTTACGTTTTCTAATTAATGTTCTAAGAAAATCGTATTGCAACTTAGAATCTATATGAGCATATCTATTCATCTCATTTGCATATATAACAGTATCATTAAAATAGGATAAACCACGATTAACCATAAAAGAATTATATGCTTTTTCATCGAGATTATCGTGCATAATATTTTCTTTAGAATAGTTAATACTATTTAAATAGTCAAAATGGTTCATGATATAGCCCTTACTAATGTTTGCATTCTCATAACATCTAGTGCAATATCGTGAACTGGATCATGATGAATAAAGTTATCACAGCCTTCGGGCATAAAACTATTTTTTAATCCGCTGCCCCAGGACAGACCCTCTATTATTGATCTGGTGTCTCGTAGTTGCCAAAAAGAATATGGCTGAGGCTTATGAAGTTGATCCATAATATTTTCAAATATAATAGGATCGAAATTATTACCTCTTGTGTATACTTTACTTTTAAAGGTCATATCGGCAATTGTAGAAACAAAGAAATCATAAAGTTCTGTGATTGATTTATCTTTATCAGATGGAATTAGCTGTTTCTTTGCTTCGGGTCCTTGTTCATTCCACCATTCTAATGTTCTCTTATCAATAACACGATTATGATTTTTTACTTGATCTTGAACATTAAACTTAATAAGCTTTGCAGATTCTACTAATTCGTCAAATGAATAACCATTTTCAGTAGTAAAATTATCTTCTGAAAACTTAAGAGCTGCTAATGAAACCACGACACAATTATATCTATCTGTAGATAATGTTTCAAAGTCAAAAATAATTGAATTAGACATCTTTAGCCCCATCTATTTGTTTTTGAATTAACCTTTCGGGTAAACTACAAATCCAATAATACGGAAACCAAAAAAGTATGTTGTAAATTATAATTTCAATCATTGGAATTCCACATTTGCCATAAGTTCTGTCATACAGGCTACAACATTAAGTTCGTGATCTGCTACAAATGCATTTTTATATTGATAATCTGCTAAGATAAGAACAACCTGTGGTATTGATTGTGGCTTTACGGAATCAGACATTCTATCATAGATTCCTCTAAAAATAGAAGATGCATCGGTATCAATATTATTTACTACCCATGAACGCATCTTCTTAAAATCTTTTGTTTTTAGAAAGTCCATAAGGCTCTTAAAAGATTGATCACCAATATTAACTAGAATGCCAGAATCAATTTTACCACCGATAGAATATCTTTGTGCTTCATTTAAAATTCTACGCCAATCTGGACCATATTTCATAATAAGTTCGGCAAGAACTTTATTCTCAAACTCCACATTTTCAGACTTAAGAATATTTTGAAGTCTAGCCATCATTTGAGCAGCTAGTGGAGCCATATCTTTTTTAGAAGTATTAAATTCATACACAGAACATCGTGAGTGAAGTGGTTCAATAATTCTATTTTTAAAATTACAGGTAAGAATAAATCTACAATTATTAGAAAATTCTTCAATAAATCCCCGCAAGGCAGGTTGGGTGCTCTGGGGATTTAAGTAATCAGCCTCATCAAGAATAACTACTTTATAACCGCCTTGCAGGGAAACAGAAGATGCAAATTGTTTAATCTTAGTTCTAAGAGTATCAATATTACCTTCTTCTGAACCGTTAACCAAGATATAATCAAGATCCAATTCGTTACATAACGCTTTGGCCACGGTTGTCTTACCAAGACCGGCAGTACCAGAAAAGAGCATATTTGGTAACTCTCCGGTCTTGATAATATTTTGAAAGATTGTTTTTAGATTAGGGGTTAGGATAGTATCTTCAATAGTTGCTGGGCGGTATTTCTCCACCCATAAAAAATCATCATTCATAATATAATTTTATCCTTAAGAATTAATCTTCAGCTTGTTCTTGTTTCCAGCTTTCTACGATTTGAACACCCTGTGTACATTGGTCACGTAAATTACCAATGGTGGAAAGTTCTTCACCTCGAAAACCACCACGTTGAGTGATAGTATCAATAATAGCAATAGAGCTACGAGAAACTTGATTTAATAGTTCCATTGCACGTTTTGTATCTTCATTATCAGACATTTATTATTCTCCGTATGTTGATGTCTTTTCAAGAGCGATCCAATACATAAGATCACTCGCTGAGTTGGTAAATTTTGAAATTAATTTTGAAGAAATTTCTACTTCATAATCTCCTTGGTCAATCTTTAAATTAGAAATATTAAAGACAAAGTTGTATTTATCACTGGATGAACTACCTTCCACGTCAATAGAGAAACTATTTGCTGTAGAATTTTCGGAAGATGTAACAGTCAGGCTTACTGCAGATCCACTAGGTGAAACATGAAGTTCACTGTGACCGAGAGCTGAAGCTGCACGTTTAACTTTACCGAGAGTATCTCCATCAAGAGTAAATCTTACATCAGTCTCTGGCATCTTTACTTCTTTAGATGGTGTTGTGAGCATTTCCGTATCTGAGTAAAAATACTTTACTTTTGATCTACCAGTAGAATCACCAATGATAACATAATCTTCTTCAAAGTTGAGACGAGGTGAATCAACCAAACCAAGAACACCAAGGAATTCATTTAGATCATAGACTCCGAATGTTTTCGGAAAGCTTTCTTTAATCTCTGCTTTTGAGAGAATGTTTTTTGCTTCAGAGATAGTTTGAAGTGTACTACCTTCATTAATAACCAAGTTAGAATTTACCGAAGCGTAATTCTTTAAAATTGAAAGTGTAGAGTCACTAAGTTCCATTATATTTATTTCTCCGTTTCATAAAATATATAGTTAATTATATCACATATTGCTGTTATTGTAAACACATTAATTTATCAATTCTTCTAATATTTCTAAGCATAATTTACTGTCATCAGATATATCATTATTTTTAATTGCAGATTTTACACAATTACGAGTAAAATCAAGAGCATATCTATTTCCTGATGCGTCCATTCCCGTATTAATTAAATACACATTACAATTATTTGCATGAATTTTTTGCATTAAAAGGTCGCTGTATTCACTTACTTGTCTGGGCATAAATGGAGAACCATAGCAGGGGCTAAATATTTTCTTGATTTCATTGCTACCTGCCTCAGTTCCTGGCATCTGGCTCGTATAACCAGTCTCAAAAAATCTCTTAATAGTTCCGTTTGTTATTTTACTTACTGCTGGAAACTTTCCAGTTACATCCATAGTTAAGAAAAATATATTATCCGGATGAGTAAAATCTTTATTTCCATGATATGCATTCTCAACCGAAGTGATCGGATAACTTAATCTGGCATTTGAAACACCCGGATTTTCTACAACTAAACAATCTTTTTTTCTAGCGTCTTCTACAGCATAAAAGATTGTGGGGTGTGTTTCTGGGCTAAGACCCTCACTCTTAGCATAGCAACCGGTTTCTACCATGCGAATGCCATCTTGAGCCCAATAAACTTCATCATCACTAATTAATTTATAGTCGGGATCACTACTTAATGTAGTTTTACCTGTACCGCTTAATCCAAACATTAAATTAGTTGTATCGTTATAAGTAAAAGCGCTGCAGTGCATAGGTAAGGTCCCATTTACTGGTAATTCAAAACTTATAATACCGAACACACCTTTTTTAATTTCACCAAGAAATGTAGTTCCACCAATTAACATAACACACTCATCTAAATGAACATAAATATATGGCTCATCTACTACCATTTCAGTATTATGTATAATCGTCCAATCAGCAGTATATTGTAGAGGATTATCTACTACTGGAAACATATTACGGACAAATTGTGCATGTCTATCATCATTAGTTTCAACACGAAAACACATTCCGGCAGCATAAAATACAAGATTATGTGAATAATCCATAAGATCCATTCGCATATGCATTACTTGATAATCTTCTTCGTTACCAATTTTATTATACTTAGGACGACTAAGATCAAGATATTTTGTTTTTTCACCAAAGAAATATTTATTTTCTGGGCTTCTACCTGTAGGTTTGGTTGTTATTTCAATATTAGGCATTATGCCACCATTTTACTAAAGTTCTTTTCTTTCTTGAACTCCAGCTTTTCTTCAAATTTTCCATCAAGTATTTCTCCTTTATGAGAGATTACAAATACGTTTGTGTCATCATCTAGTGTATGTAAAATTTTCATTAGATTATCAACACCATCATGATCCAAAGATGAATCGAATGTTTCATCTAATATAAGCAAATTGGTAGCTACAGAGTTTTTCATCTTAGCAATCATTCGCCAAGTAAATAATAAAGCAAGATCAATTCTTTGCTTTTCACCCTCTGAGAAAGAATCATATGAAAATGCATCTCTATGACGTGATCTAATAGTTTCTTGAAAGCTTTCATCTAAATTAAAGTGTACAAAGAAATCCAGAACTTGAAGATATTGATTTACTAATTTATTGATTACTGGAATGTATTGTTTAATAACTTTTGTTTTAATGCCCGTATCTTTTAACATCTCAGCCATAACAGTATTATATGAATATTCTTCATTAAGAGTTAATTTGTGTTCCATTAACTCGTTTCTTTCTTCATTCATATCATGAAGCTCTTGATTAGCCTCACCAATATCACCTTCTCTGGAACTAAGTCTTTGTATATCAAGATTAAAACCATCTATTTGTTTTTGATGAGATGATATAAGTTTATTATTGGTATTAATTAAATTATTATTATCCTTAATTTCTTCAGCTTTATTATTCCATTCGTCTATTAAAGCTGCTACATCATTAGCTTCCGATTGTATTCTTTCAAGGGTTTCTTTAGTTTGTAATGCTTTTTGCTTACATTCGTGTATTTTCCTCTTTTTAAAATCTGGTTCGATTTCCTGTGAACAGGTCGGACAGGTGTCATTCTGTTCATAAAATTTAGAATCGCCAACGATTGTTTTAATTTCTGATGTGGCGCTGGCCTTATCTTGTAAAATGATTTGTTTTTTATTATTTGCTTCTTTAAGTTGCTTTGATACCTCTTCGGCATTTGCTTCATTAAAAGCACTGCACGTGGCATTGCTATTATGTAATTGCTTGATTTCACTCTCGACCTCTGAGATTTTTTTCTTTTTATCATTAATCTCATCCTCATTAATTTGTGTAATATCTCTAATATATTTTCTTTGAGACTCCAGTTTGTTCTTTAAAATATCTAGTTGATATGAATTATCTTTTAATTTTTCTTTTAGTACACTATTCTTTTCTTTTATCAAAGTATTCATTTTTGAGAAAACATTAATGTCCAGAAGATCCTCAATAACATCTCTTCTATGCTGTGCTGGTAGTTGCATAAAAGGAATAAAAGATGAAGAACCTAGCACAACAATCTGATGAAAGCTTTTATGATTTAACTTAATGATGTTTTGTTCAAGGACCTTCTGGTACTCCTTAGCGTGAGAAGATTGATTAATCATCACGCCGTTTTTCCATATTTCAAATATTTGTGGCTTTATACCACGAACAACTTTAAAAAGTGCTTTGCCTATAATAAATTCAACCTCTACAACACTATCTTTATTATTGATAGTATTAACTAATTGAGGTTTATTAATATTACGATGTGGTTTACCAAATAAAGCAAAGGAAAGAGCATCAAGAATAGTTGACTTTCCTGCGCCGTTTTGGCCTACTATAAGAGTTGATTTTGTTTTATTAAGACTAATAGTTGTCCAATTATTACCAGTCGATAAAAAGTTTTTATATCGAATAGATTTAAAAGTAATCATTCTTTTTGCCTTATTTGTTTCTTAGATTTCTGCCTATCTTTTTTCTTGGCAGCTTTCTTGTAAGCTTTTTCCCATTTCTTAGATAGACAGTGTATTCTTTCTTGTTTGGGCACTAAACTATTTCCATTGATTGTGCTTCTGTAAGAAGTTTCCTCATATTTACTTTTATCTTATCTTTGTCAAGATCCGTATCAACAGCATCAACATAACTATCTAACAAAACTTCGGTATCTTCCATAGATATACTTTCGTCTTCAACATTCTCTCCGATAAACTCATTAAAGTTTTCTGCAATCTTTAGTTCATGAATCTTTCTATTTTGTATTCTATCAACTAAACGATCAAATGTAAAGAGGTCAGACTTATTAATTACAACTATTTTTACAAATTTATTATCTAAATGGTCCACATTAAAATCTGAATAACTTTGTCTTGAATCATCATATACAATCTTTTCGTATAGAGTGTATGGATTTCTAATGGCTTCCATTTCACGAGTTTCGGTATCTATCACATGAAAGTGTTTGTTATCGTGAGCATCAGACCAGAAAAATTCCATCTGAGTGCCTAGATATGTTATATTATCTTTTACTGATTTAGTATGAAAATGGCCAGATAAAACTTTTTCAAAGCGTGAGAAAAGCTTATGATCCATACCATGTTTATTTTCTATACCTCTCATCATCTCAAATCCACTAAGCTCAAGATGACCGCCTAACCAATCTGCTTTACAGTTCTTAACAAACTCCATAGATTTATCGTGATTTTCTTGAGTGATCCAAGGTAACATTGCAATCTTAAGAGAATCATATTCGAGAACACGAGGT